TGATAGATATAAGAACGCTTCTTCCAATACTTGTTAGCGAGTTCCTTGAGAGTGTCGTCCTTGTACCAAGGGCGGACTTCTGCAAGTACTGGACAGTTTTCACCATACATCTCTACACAAGGAACCTGAACTGTGATCTGCTTTACGTTCGCATCACCCTTGACGCCGTTGAAAGGCAGCTTGATGATCTGACGCTCTACCCAAAAGAATGTGTTCGTTGGATTACCATCGGGAAGGAAACGAACGGTTGCACTTGAACCTTCATCCATATTCCAGTGAGCATAGATCGCGTTATCTGATTGGGTGTTCTGACCCTTGTTCTGGGTCTTGTTTTCTTGTTCCGCGATACGGGCGCGGATTTCTGCTAGACTCGCCATTGTAAATTCTCCTTTATAAATGTGCCTAAGTTGAGCTTTGTTTGTGTTTTCATGTTTTCGCTGTCAGGAGACAACTACACACAAGACATAATATACATCTTGTGCAGTGTATTTACAAGTTAATTGGTACTATTATATTATTATATTTTACGTTTTGAAAAGAAAAGGGCAACTGAGTTACTTTACCGGATAAGTAGTGATCTGAGTCTGTCTAAGTCAGTCTCACCCTCAGTGATAGGATCTTTGTTATTATGTTTTGATTCACTGCCGACTAGATCACCGACCTTTGCGGGCTTCTTAGCCTTTGGTCCTTTATTTCGCCACTGACCTGCACGTCCAGTTTTAAAATTTCCCGCAAATTCATCACCTTCCGGGATACCCTGCGGGTTGTTTGAGGTCCGGCTCTCATCTTCTTCTAAATCCATTCCTACTAATTTTTCATTGATGACGCCGTCTGCCCATTCAGCAAGAGCATCAACTTCTTTAACTTCGGAAACATTCTTACGAAGGCGAGATAGGATTGGCATGACTGATTCGATGCGAGGGTCTACTGTCTCTTGTACAAACAACTCATTAATAGAGTCATCACCGTCGTCTTCCATGAGAGTAGGAGTCCATGATTCAAAATAAGTATTATACCCGCGATGACCTGTTAGCCTATTGAGTGTTTCGCGCAGATTTTTATAATGGTTGGCCCCTTCGTTGACTAGTGACTGTGCAGACTCGTTAAATTCTTTACCACGGGTAGCACGAACAAACCCTGCCATCTTGTTATATTCTTCGCACATTGACTTGATATGATTCCAACGTACATCATTCGGAACTCCGCCTTCTGCAATGTGACGAGCATAAACACGAGCAATACCAGGACGATTGGTTGGAGCCAAGAACCTTTCACCATCTTGATTTTCGAGGAATATACGAGCTACATTTCGATAACGTTGCTCACCTTCTCTAAGAGAGCGGTTATGCTGAATGACGATCTTTACATTAGGCACTGCGTCGTTATAAGACGCTTTGTTGCCCATAGGGTAATATCCCTCTGCGAGTTTATTGTTATAGTTCTGCTGTTTCATATCATAACCTAACCGATCTTTGTTTAAGGGGTCGAAACCAAGCTGTCTGCGTTGTGCCCATCTCTTCAAGTGTTTCAATAACCCAGCCCAAGTATCATCATATTCTACTCCGGGAGTAGAATGGTTAGGACTACTTTGCTGGTCATTGCCAAAGTAGACACTAATGTTCTGTCCATCAGTAAGCGTAAGCCAAGCTTTACCGTATTCTTTTCCGTCTTTCATGAATTGAAATTCGATTACGTCCGCTTCTTGAGAAACATCAACTCTCTGGTTCCGTGAGTTCAGCGGAATAGGCTTGTATCCTCTCCCTTTAAAAAGGTCATATAGTTCTTTTTTGAATGTTTTTGAGTCTCGTGCCATGATGATATTTATGCCAATCCTAACCTAATACCGCGAAGAAGGGTAATGGAGCCACCATTTCTTCGTGGTCCCTGATCTGGCTTTCAAGGTCACCGTGATAGTCTGCGAGTTGCGTCATCATTCGTACAGCTAGTAGCGTAGCCATCACTAAATCATCATGGTCACCGATCTTAGCTGCATAACTGCCCCCGTGTGCGACAAACGCCTTGAGTTCACTGATCAGGGACCGACTGTTAACAGTCATCTTCTTTGATTCTAACAATGTCTTGAACTTGACACATGCAGCTAGCTTTGGCTTGTTAGAGGTATTGAACCCTCTTCTACCTTTTCCGGTCTCGCTGATGAAAATACCTTGAATATTTGATTCCCCGTATTCATTTAGCGAGACGATAGCGGCTTGACCTATGCCGTTATTTTCAATAGAATAGTAAACATTATTAGGTTCACCTGTGATCTCAGTGATATATTTGGTGATCTCTGCTATTAGTTTAACCTGACTAGGAATGTCTGTCTTGTTGTGTTTCCATTCACCGATCTGAGTAGTCGTGCTTGCTTCAAAAATCTGAATAGCAGCAGGATCTCCCCCAGTGCCCAATGAGGGGTCGAGAGCCACCACGTACAGTTTACCTTTCTCGGGAGTCTTATACCAGCGAACCTGTCCCATACGATGTGTAGGTTCACTACCGTCTAGACTGATCAGAGTGTTTGGATTGATCAATGTTTCGTCGGCGATGATGAATTCGCAATTGGAGCATAGGATATCATTAGCATAGAACCTCTTGTTTTTTCCAGCATTTACTATATCATATACTGTTTCCAAGCAATTTTCTTTAACCGAAACTACCTCTGTTGTTCCTGATAAAGTACAAACTAGATCACCGGGCTTTAGTTGGTCAGCACGAGTTTTTTCCAAATTGGATAAAAACACTTCGTGGTCAGGGGTTAGCGTGACTTCGGTGTCCATCGTTTTCACGGTAATAGTATGTTTGACACCTTTATTCACTATGCCATCAAATGGTTGCCAACCAGTGTCAGTAAGGATTTCTAATCCTAATTTATTTTTTATTAACACGTCCACGCACATACCCTTCCGGTTCTTCCCCGTGTCTATACTGTTTATTAACTAACCCATTGTTGAACCACCGCAGTCCTATCTTAGAGGAATTGGTTATAAGTCTTCCCTTATCAAATCCAAGAGGTACTGTAGTCCCGTAGTATTCTTTAGATCCATCATTGTACCATACTTTTTCCTAGTGAGGTGCCAGCTCTTCCTCGTTGTGAATCCCCATTCCGCGAACTACATCTTTATTTATCATCTTCTAACAACTTTTCAATCTCAGCCATTGTAGCAGTAATAATATTACCCGATGAATCCCTGAGACGCATTCTAGTGCTACCGTTGAAGCACCCGATTTCACGGTTGAAACGATCATCACCTAGTTGGGCTTTCATCTGTTCAGCCCAAGTGTCATCTCTGCCGGGCTGTTCACGCCAGTAAGCACGATAGGCTTTAAAGCCGTTGACCCCTACGTCTGTCGTATTACCAAATTCATCTTCAGTCTTATTGGCCATCTTCCAGATTAGAGCGAACTGATCTTCATCTGAGTTAGGAGTTGATGTGATGATCGCCTTACCACCAGTTGCTAGAGTAGGCGTGATAGAAGTCCAAAATTCTTTAGCGATGGAAGGGCGGACGAACGCAAATTCGTCAAGATATAGAAGTGTGATGGACATACCACGACCTGTGTTTTCAGTCGTAGTAGCAGACACGATGCGTGATCCGTTTTCAAAGTCAAGCGAACCCTTATTGTATGTGGTCACACCAGCTTTAATGTGGTCAGGGCAATTTTCGTATGCGTATCTGATACGCTGCATGATTTCTTGTGCGCCGGTGTATTTGTGTGCTGCAATTAGAATAGTAGAATCAGGATTGAACATTGCATACCAAAGAAGATAGCCGGCAGCAGATGTTGTCTTACCTGACTGACGGGGCATCAGTGAGATGGAGAACCGATAGCGATGGTATGTATCAATTAATCGTTCTTGGAACTCCCACGGGTGATAATTCATACTGCCCTTAGTAGGGTGCTGAATCATAAAGAAGTTATCCATGAAATACAGATAACCCGTGTCTGGGTCACAACACTTGAGGAACTCATCAAGTTGCTGTTGATTTTTGAACACCGTCTTCTTATACGGATCCTTGATTAGTGTTGGTGTGTTTGCCATAATAGTATTTAGTTTGGGTAGGTATTCAAACTACTATTTACGCTATTTGATACCAACCGCTGATATCAAAGTGACTGGTCACTGTAGTAGCACCCGAAGGTCTGCCCACTTCCCATGCCAAATCAGTGGCACCTCCTGAATAATACAATAGCATTGTTTCACCGGGGTTTCCACTATGTTGCTCTAGGTCAACAATACCAGCAATATGATACTTAATATCACCGGTGACTTGATGTAGGGTACCACTTCGCTGTGTCATTGTGGCAATTGATTTGAATGGCAATGTGACTTGATATTGTCCCGAGCCAAAGTTAGTGCAGGTAGAAAAGTCTATGTTGATTCTAAAATAACAAAGGTTATCGTGAAGCGTGTAGCTGCCGGTAGCTGTTGCTCCTCGAAAGGCGCCAGCTGCGTCAATAAACGCTGGGTCAAATTCACGACTACTGGTAGTAACCACTGAGTTGCTACCAACTTTTAGTGTTCGACCAGCAGCCACTGTAGTGTTGCCGTTGAGTGTGGTAATACCGCCAACAGTGAGTGTTTTGGAATCGGTGATTGAAACATTGCCGTTGAATGTGGCAACTCCATTGGCGGAGATGTTGTTAGATACGGTCAAGTTGCCAGTGACGGCTGCGCCAGTATTACTCACTACCAATTCTGCGGTGCTGCCACTGGCATTAAGTGTGATGTTTCCAGATTGAACCAATGTCAAAGTAGTATTACCGGATATCAAGTTTGCTTGTAAACCGGTGGCACCGTTGACTTGTAAAATACCGTTGAACACTGTCAGTTCAGCAGTGTTAGCAACATTAGACGAGTCAGTAATATAGATAGTGCCTGGTCCTAACCATAAGTTAGCCCAACGATTTGTTGCGTTACCTAAAAAGTATGTGTTATCTGCCGTCGGTATTATGCTACCTGTTTTAAATGTAGAACCTTGGACGTTCCCAGTAACATTGATACCGGTACCTGATACAACTACATTTGCAGTACCACCAAATAGATTACCACCTGAATTGTATTGGATAGCTCCCACCGGTCCAGCTGGTTCTGAATTGCCGGAACCACCACCTATGACTAAGAGGTTCAAGTTGCCATTAGTATTACCAATGTATACAGCGTTGTTATTAAGATTAACGACAAGTTCACCGGGACGAGCATTACCATCGTAGTTAGCAATAGTCTCTTCCTGATTGTCTTTCATTATTGTTCTAGTAATACCAGTAATGTTTGCATACGGTGGGGGTGAGTTAGCCATAAAATTCTCTTTCCTATAATAGTACGAGAGGCTAGTAAAAAAAATACTCTCACATTTCTATGAGAGTATTTATCTTATTATTTGATATCTAAGGGTCTTGCTTTAGTAGCAACGATGCAAAAGTACTTTTCAGTCATCTTCTTTGGTTCTTCATCTGGGTTTTCTTGATTAGGAACTGTCAGATCAAACTCTAGGTTATTGAACTGATCGATATTGAATCCGCAACGAACTAATAATGCACTTAATTGGGAAGACCCTAGGATGCTATAATGATTCAAGTTTAGCTCATGCTGTCTTTCGCAGTCAGGAGCAGGAACTTCGATGTAAATTTTAGAACCTTGCTTAAGAATACGATTGTATTCCATCAAGCTAAAGATAGGATACGGACTATGTTCTAGAGCGTGACGCAAGAAGATGAAGTCAACAGATTCATCATAATATCCATCTTGTTGTGGTAGGAAAGATAAATCATAGCCCTTGACAGTGTGCCCCTTGCTCCTACAGATCGCCTGATCTCCGGAACTGAGCGTTACTCCGGTTAGATTAGTGTAGCCCCTAGTGGCCATCTCATCAAGAAAATATCCTGGACCGCATCCTAGATCAAGGATGTGTGCATCTTTAGCAAGATTGAGCGGGTCAACGTATGTCTCTACGACCTGCGTAGTCAAGACCTTGTGAAATTGACTGTCACCCTCATGGTGGATGTGGTTATTATATAACCAATCATTATAAAAGCGAAGTTTAACAATATCAATTGTTTGGTTAATGTCGATTAAGTTTTGCATGAAATTACTTATGCACTAGCAGAGTGAAGGAATTATTTTTCTTTTCGCTAGCTCTCACTTCTTATAACCTTTAAACGGATTCATCGGGCTTTTCGTTTGAGTGCTGTCTAACTCTCTACTTACTAGATCACCTTTATTCAAATCCTTAAAGGGAACTCCTGCTGCTTTAAATGCTTTTTCTAACATTTTCTGCTCTACTTCAGTATAAGGATGTGCAGTATTTTGCTTACCTACCCAACTTTCTTGATCTATGTCGGGTTCAATTTCACCATCCGTTGCTGCAACTGCCATCATAACTCTATTTAGGTCATACGTTCTATCGTACTGACTAATAGCAAAAACGTTTAAACCAACGGTGGGGTGCTGTTGGCGTTTGAGTAATTTGCCGGAAACAGTGCCGTTGTCCTGTTCTGTGATGAACTCGTATGCTCTCATCTTTTATAACCCCTAAAAGGCTTCATTGGTGATCCAGTACCTACATCATCCATTTCTTCGCTGCCCGGAGTGCTTACCTCTTTTTTACCACTCTTACCTACTTTAGCTAATGCTTTATCGATTAGCTGTCCTACATCAGGATCAAACGAACTTACAATCTGCTGTTCTCCCCAAGAAGTTTCCGCCTTGAACTCTGGTTCATCCCCACTCATCACCCCATCATCAAGCCCCTGTTCACCGCGAACTGCTGCTATTGCAACACCAAAACGATACAACTCATAGAAATCATTATTTTTTAATTCAGGAATGACATAGGTATTAGGCAAAGATTTATTTGCCACATCAAGTCCATCATGTACTTTATCTAACCGTTGTTCAGTGATGAATTCGTAAGCTCTCATCCGGCTTGCTCGGTTGTGATAGGAACATCTGTTTCAGTTGATAGTACACCATCAACATAACCATCAGCACCCAAATACATTCCCATAATGTCCGGACCTTCCCACATGATTTGAGATGCGACATAATGAGTTAGGTCATCAGAAGTCAATGGATTGACTAAAATTTGTACGTTGCCAGTGAGATTGTTCACATTCATATCATAGCGTGAGATTGCGTTACCGAAAAAGGTTGAACCATACCCAGTAAACTTAACATCGGTGAGATCATTCTTGATCTGTGCGAACAACTGGATGGTCTGGCTAACTAGTGTACCGTCGGTGGTAGACTTGATATAGAACTGTCCTTGAGTGAATGTGTCTGCTGGTGTTTCGAAGATTACTTGACCGGCAGTATTACCGAATGAGTACGATACAGTAGAGTTGAGAAAGGTCTGAAATAGATTAGAGAAATTATTGTTGACTTTGCTAAACGCGACTCGCAAAGGATCGCCTTCTCCGTCGTTCGGGTTGGCTCCGATGTTGATAATTTCTTGTGAATAAAGCGGGGTCGTACTCATATTAGCCTTCCATCTTGTCAAGTATTTATCAGAGGAAGACCTAATTCACTTTTTGGTAGCGGTCTCGAATATTTCTCTTTGCTTAGTGTACCACTCATACCAGCCCTCGACCTTACGTTCGCATTCATGATATAGCATGTAGTTTTCAACGACAGTTTTCGTGTACTGGCTGAGTGTCATTCCCTCGGTAGCTTCTTTAAGCACCGCGCACTTTTCCATTAACGTGTCGGGGGCATCTGGGAATTTAGCAGTGACCGGGGTAGCGTGAATAGTACAACATCCTGATAGCAGTACTAGTGGAAGAAGCATTAACTTTTTCACTTATTTTCTCCGTCTAATCTACCAGTGTCTAGGGTTGCTGCTGCATTATGAGCATGTATGACCTCAGTGGGGATTTCACAGGCGTCATCATACTTGACGACTTCACGATCAATATATTCAATGACCGTCTCGCCCTTCTCGCGGATCACCTGATTATCTTTAACGATCTTCTCTACGATTTCGGTATTTGTTTTCGCTGATCTTGCTTCAGCTCGGGCTAACTTTACTTTAAGTTCTGATACAGCTTTGTCAGTGGCTGCTTTGTAGTCTGATGCGCCCTGAAGATAGATACCACACACGAGTAGGACCAAAGAAACAATCTTGATTGGAAGATTGTATTGAGTGATGAGTGGAACTTTACCGATAAATGAAGCTACTAATAGTCCCGCGATACCAGCTACGATTAGCAGCGGGATGACGAAGTGTGGAAGAAATGCGATGATCCAAAGTACATTCATGATATTAGTTATGCTCCCTTTTGTACGTAAAAAGTATTAACTTTATTTATCATGACCTCCCCTAGCTCAAGGTTTAAAACTAGATTCCGTCTTTAAATTCCATATAAGGAGAGATGTTGTGGTCGAAGATTTGAGCCATAGTATTCCAAATATTCTCACGTTCAGTTTCAGTAACACCGCTATTCAACGTGTATATTCTATCATCTTCGCTGATGGTGAGTCCGTAGTCGTGCCTATAAGTGAGACACATACTATTAA